TCCTTCAATGCAACAACTACCTTTTCATTTATATCCTTACTGGCTACTTTATCCTCAATGTTAGCTGCAGTAGTTCCCATGACAGAAGCAAAGTCGTTATCTTTCTCCATGAAAGTATCTTTAACATGCTCAGACATCATGTATCTGTAACCTATTACCTTCTTCACGTTATTCATTACTGGAATAGTGTATGTAGCATTAGGACTAAGTTGCTTAGGAGAATTAAAAATATCCTCAATTAGAGCTTTCTTACTGGCCTTAGTATCTACAATATCATGTATAGCTGTAATGCCCGGTGTAGGATCTCCTAACTGACTACGAGTAGTAAAGGTATTTGCTCCCTTAGCTACCTTACCTGTCTTAGATATAGAACCAGAAACAAATCTGTTTAATCCACCATGTCGATTAACAAACATGTATATAGGAATAGTATTGTTAGGATCTGTAGCATCTTTAGCTAATGGTTTAGCTTGAGGATCTCTGAAGAACCCCATTCTATTCATTTCAGCTTCATCTGATAACTGACCGTACTCAACACCAATGTTAGGATTTAAGGTTTCCTTTGTGTAGCCTTTAATCATAGCGTTGTGCCCAACGAATATACGCTTCTCAGAGTCTTTCTTAATATTTGCTGCCATACTAAGGGTAAAACTAACACCGTTCTTAAGGTTGTTATTTGCGCTCTCAGTAAGCATCACTTGAGAGAACTCTTTTCTATAAGCTTTATCACTATATTTAATAGCATGAAGCGTAGCTAACTGATCAATAATCGGCTCAGCTTCTTTTGCCCATACCGGTGTAGGCTTACCTTCTACCCATACTTCAGCTATCTGTCTAGCATTCATAAGAGTGTGTGTTTCTATAGCTGTTCCCTTAACCATAAAGTGGCCAAGATTCTCTGCCATACGAGAGTAGAAGTTACCTAGATTACCAAACTTATATACGTCAGCTGTAAGACGAGCTATCTCAGCATCAAGCTTAGTATCAGATTCTACTAACTGTTGAATCTCGGCTAATGAGCGACCGTCAGTAAGTGATTGTAAATCTGTCTTAAGAGCTATCTTTGTAATAGCAACTTTCTGGACATCAGTAAGACCATCTTTATGAGCTTCGTACATTTTATTACTCAGCTCTGAAATCAATGTTTTAATATGATTACGCTGCTGATCAACTGTCATGTTAGCTATTCTATTTAGATCATGGAATACACCATTATCAATAGTTCTACCCATTAATTCAGTAACTGTTGCTCCAAATAAACCTTCCTTACCTTCTGAGCTCTCATTGTATATCTGTCTTAAACCTTCAAAGATAAAGTCAGGCCTATTTTCTAATAGTGTTGCAGAGATAACACCAGTTAATCTAACAGGTAAAAGCTTAGAGTTAGCAACTATAGGTGAGTCAGCTATCTTAACCAAAGCCTGTCTAGTCTGAATAATCAAACCATTCATCTTCTCGGTAGTAAGATCAGCAACACTTTCAAGTTGAGCAAGAATAGGATTCTTATGTCTCTGGTTTACGTTTGATACAGCTCTGAATAAGTTATCCATCTGATCTACAGCAGTAATATCTGCATTACCTTTAACAACAGTAAGTCTGTGCCAAGCATCCATAATAATTGCAAATAACTCTGCAACCATCTCAAGTAGATTAGTACTTAATTTAAAGTCAGCACCTACATTAGGAGTAAGCTTTCTAAGTGCTTCTCTGAATCTAGCATTAGTCATAGAGAATGCCATGAACTCATGCAGGTAATCAGCTTTACCATCAGCTTTACTTACTGGATCAAATACGTGATCCCACTTTCTTTGTGCAGCTAATCTCTCAATAGGAGTATCTGGTACATTAGGATTCATGAAAGCTTCAACAGTAATTCCTTCTCTAGCTTTCTGCCATAACCTCGCAATCCTAGCACTCATTGGAGAAGACTTGTCTACGCCTGCTCTTGATACGTTATGGACCATCTCATGAGAGTACACTTCCTGTGAGCTCATACGAGTACCATTGGTAGTCATACCTGATACTGTAACGTTAGGGGTGGCAGTCTGATTGATGATGTACATGTCTACACCATTAGTCATACCTCTGGTTTCACCCTGGTTATCATTTTCCATGTGTAAAGTAACTGGATCAAGAACCTGAGAAATAACGTCAGTCATAAGAGTGCGTAAGTGCTCAGCATGTGCAAATGAATCTTTAACTGAACCAATAGAACCAAGACTCTCAAATACTTGTAGAGCTTCCATTCTAGATACTCTGGTTACCACATCAGTTTGGAATGTATCTAAATCGATACCCTCTGAAGAAGAACCTTTGTAATCAATACCTTTTTCCATAACCTCTTTAACAATCGCTTTAGGAATGTTAGCAGGTAGACGAGTAGCACGTAATGTTTCTCCTCCATCAATATGATACTGAGATACAGTACTAAAATTTTTAATACGCTTACCTTTAGCAGTATCCACTTTAGTAGAAAGAGCCTGCATTTCTCTTGAGAACTTATCTAAATATCTTTTAGTATAAGTAACTTCACCAGTATCTTTGTCTTTTGCTACTTCAGCCTTTAGTTTAATTGCTTTAACTAGAGCTGGATCATACTTATACAGTACATCTAATGAACGCTTCATAGCATCATATGCTGAGCTCATTATTGAGAACTCTTCTTGAACTTGTATAAACGCTTTGTTTATATTTTTTGCTTGCTTAAGCGCTTCGTCTTGACCGGTGATGATTGCGTCATACACATTCAATGCTGCGTACTTCTTAAGGTGTATCAACATAGTTGCTGCATCTATAGATTGCACGCCTAGCACTGCAGGAGAAGCTCCTGGAGATACCATCTCACGAACTCTACCTTGTGTAGTAAGATTCTTACTCTCAGCTCCATCTGGTTTAACTAAGTATCTCTGATCCACAGTGTATTCACTAGACTCAGTACGCTTAAGCTCATACTTACCTACAAATAAACCTTCTAGTATTTCACCAGTCTTCTGTGAGAAGAATGTCTTCATGATTGGCATTGCAGCTACGAACTCTTTGTTGATGTTATTAACATCTTCTTGAGTAATCTTGTAGTCATCAACCTGCAGTTTAGCAATTTCTTTATCATACATAAGTTTGTATGACTGGAACGCTACATCTAATGCATCATTAATCATCTTACCTTTTTTCTTAAAATCACCAAATGATTCATCAATAGCTTCTACAAGAGACTCACCATAAGTAGCTTCAATAAACTTAACCAGTTCAGCTTCATGCTTACCTGATAGTAGTTGTTCCATTGGCTCAGAATCCAATCTAATTGAACCAGGAACAATGGTGTTCATTGCTATGCTTAATCTTTTTAAAGTTGTGCGATCATTCTTCTCAGAAGCTTTAGTGACATGGGCATAGAACTTATCAAGGAATGCATAACCTACACTTTCTTTAATGCTTGGATCAGCAGCTCCGTATACAGTCTGGATCAAACCACCTTTAGAATCGTTACGTTCTATTTCTAGACCAAAGATCTGTCTAGCAGCTCGAGCTTTAACTCGGTCATTACCCGTAAGATTTCTCAATAGATCTAAAAACTTACCATTCCATGATGAAGAGATAGCTGTATAACTGTCGTCGTTTAACTCTCTGTAGATACCAAATTGATCAGTAACACCGTCACTCAGTAAACCACCTCTAGCAAGCTTAGTAGTCTTATCAGCTTCACTTGTTCCAGCATCTAGGTTTAATGTGCCTATGATTACACCATTGGTAACACCATCTATTTCTCTAAATAGATCTGTTTCAAATAACTGACTACCTAATGAATCGCGGTATCTACCTAAGTTCATCAAACCATCATATGAGTAAGCACCTTCTTTTATGTAAGGTAAGAATATCTCTGAATCACCTTTACCACTGTATACTGCATCTGCAGCAGCTTGGATACTAGGATCATTAACCATAGACATGATCTTTTCACCATAGCCGGGATGAGTAAACGTACCTAACCACGTACCCTTATCAGTCTTAACTCCCATAGATTCACCAAATGCAGAGAAGAATTCATTCATCTGTTGAGTGTCATCTTTGTCTACAGTGTTAGTCCAACTAGCCTGTTGAACGAAGTGGCGATGAGTCTTTGAACCCTGAGGGTTAAACGTATTACTCACAAGTAGAAGTCTGTTTACTACAGTCATCTCATGTTCAAAGTACATAGCATTATCACCAAACTCTTCGTTGGCTTTCTCCATGTATTTAAGCTCACGTTCAATAGAATTATTCTTAGCAAGCAAAGCTTTACGTTGTGAGACATGAACCAGTTTATCTTCATGTCCCATGATCTTAAGTTGTACTTCTCTAGGCAGAGCTAGGAACTTATCCATCTTCTCTCTAGAGATATAATGAGCTCGTTCTTGATGTTTTTTAATGATAGGTACAGCTTCTGCTGGAGTAAGCATATCAGTCTTACGTTGGAACTTTGATACCTTACCTTTAGGCTTAGACTTTGGACCTGTTAAACCAAACTGAATACCAAATAGCTCTGTAAATATTCCTGCAGTATCTGCATTAGAATCTACGATCGCAGCTGGATTACCATCCATCTCTTCCTGTTCATCTACCACTACAGTAGCCACTCTATAGAATGGGCGGTTAAGTATTACTTCTCTAGTTCCACCTGATTTAAGGTTTTCTACTCTAACATCTGGTGCACGCTCTCCATCTTGAATTTCCTTTTCACGAATAAGTCTATCACCTGGAGGAAACGCAGCAGTTATGTCTGGTGCAGGAATTAAGTTCTGCTTTATATAACCAGAGTCTAGCAACATAGATAACCCCATGGCGCCAAGAGATTGCTCTAAGTTAGATTTATTACTAACAGGTGCAGTATCCGCAGAGACTAAACCAAGAGATGCAGCAATAGCTGGTCCAATAGAATCTATAATACTATTCTCAGTTGCACCCGCAGTAGTGAGTAGATTTGGTAAATCCCCCATAATTGCATCATCTTTTCTACCTAGCATAGAGTTAATATCTTCAAAGTTATTAAACATCGTTTTACCAGCTGAAGAAATAACCCAATTATATGCACCCATTGCAATAGCTGTTTTAACGTTCTCATCTACAACGCCATCTACTGACATGTATTGTAAGAAGTCGTCCTTAGCATTCTGATGGCGATGCCTAAACAACTTATTAAATGAAGCAACAGTCTGGTCTCTAAAAGCAATCATAGTCTTAAGAGCAGTAGACTGTTTATCTGATAAGACTGGCTTACCTTCAGAGTCTTTATCTTGCTTGTCTGTATCAGCATACTTAAGAGCTAAACTAGGATCTTCTGCAAGTCTAGTCATTAGATCCGCTTCAACTGTTAGAGCTGCAGGACTAGCTTTCTCACCTTGAGGTGGAGCTTTAACTATAAAACCAATATCACTAAGCGATACACCACCTTCACTCTTAGCAGTTAATAGAGTTTCTGTTAGATTGATAGGTTCTGGTTTAATGGGCACTTGTTCAATAGTGCTGAGGTTTTCAGATACTTCAAAACCTAGTTCACTAATCTCCTGTTCTAATGCATCTATTTTAGCAAGCATTCCTTGATACTCGGCTTCTTTATATAAATCATGTATTGAGTCATTACCTGACAAGATTTCATTAACCAACTCAACAACATCACTCTCAGTAAGTGATGCTCCTGTATCTTCACTCAAAATTTCTACAAGACCGTCAGTTGTGAGTCCACCTTCCACTTTAAATAACTTATGAAACTCTGTTGCGTTCTTGTCTGCAATATCTTCTATATCTACCCCATCAGCAATAAAGGATTCTTTATTTAATCCGCCTGCTCTAGCGATAACCTGAGAAGTAGTTTTATTACTCTTTCTAAACTTCTCAGCTTCAGTAGTAAGTTCTTTAACTTCCTTTTCTAAGTTAGCAGTCTTTTCTTTTGTTTCTGTAGACTGTATAGGAACAGCTTCTGAGCTACCTTCAGCCACTTTCGGCTTCGCCTGCGTGGCTTCAGGTTTAGTAGTTTCTTCTTGTACATTAGTAGTCTCTTGTGTTGATACTTCTGGTTTAATGCCTATTCTAGCTTCTGCTTGTGCTACTGCAGCATTCAATGCAATAGATTCACTACCAGTACGTGCAACCAATCCAGCAGAGAACTTAGCATTCCTTACTTTAGGAGTAATAGTGTTGTTCCACTTAGCAGCAGATTCTTGTATAGCAGTAGTATCTCCAGCGAATGCTTTAGCAAACGTCTGAGCTTTGTCAGCATGACCTTCAGCAAACTTACGTAGCTTACTCAACTGAGCATTAGCAGTAGACTTATCGCCTAAATCCATAGCAGCATTAATACTGGATTGATAGTTACGAATACCAAGGAACTTATCCTTAGCAGAGCCATCAATAATATTACTGGATACCTCATCCATAGATTTGATTGCTTGCTCTAATTCAATATGAGCATCTAGTTCACGTTCAACTTCTGGAGGTAGATCTTTAGCCACTTTCTTAAATGCAATTACATCTTCTTCACTGATACTCTCAGGAGACAATCTGAAGCTTCCTACGAAGTCTTGTACATTACCTGACTCAATGCTTGCCTCTACCTTCTCAGTCGTAACCTTGGACTGCTCACGTGTCTGTACAGCTTTGAATTGAGTTAAAGCTAATTGTTGTTGCTTCTGCAGAGTAGTATGAGCGGCTTGAAGCTTCTTAATCTCTTTTTCAGAATTAGACTCTTCCATCTTCTTAATAAGATTCTCAGATTCAGTCATACTCTCAACTATTAACTTACGAGCTTCACCGATATTAGCTGTATGCTCCTCGTCAGTAGTCCCCTCAACAGCATTACGCTGGAGTATACCGTCCATCTTTGTATTAATATTATGATCTGGATCATTGACTAGCTCTGCAACATTACCTTCTTTGGCTTTGTCGATAGCATCTTTAACAGCCTGAGTCTGAGCAGTGAATTCTGCACTGGCAGCTTTAATTGATTCTTTGGTGGTTGCAACAACTGTGCCAGGTCCTGATAAAGCACCTGCAGATAATCCACCTGCTAGAGCTCCTGCACCTATGTTGGCGCCAACGCCACCTAATACATCAGTATCTTTATCAACATGACGCTTCTTAGCTACGTTAGATGAAATCTGTCCAGCAGCTCCTTGAATAGATTCTTCAAAAGCTTCTTTAACAGTTCTACCTGCTAAGTCTTTAGTACCTGCAGCAAGAGCATTCTTAATACTTCCTTTGATTAGATCAGGAGAGAATACATTACCTTCTAACTTACCTGCTCCAGATAGCTTAGAGATACCTGCACCGATCAATGCAGCAGGAATGAATGTCTCGCTTGCTACCATGTCTGCTAGAGAACGTTTGGCTTCAGTTGGACTCATTACCTTAATTAATTCATTGTACTGGTCAGAGCCTTTAACGAGCTCCTCATGGGACATCTTCAGAACATCAGCTTCTGCCTGTACAGCATTAGATCCACCTTCTTGGCCACCAGTGTATAAAACAGCACCAATTGTTCCTGCATTCTCAAGTTTAGCTTTACCTCGAGCAGTAGTTTTTAATACTTCTTTTGCGCTCTCAGTCATACCTTTGGTAGCTAATAATTTAGATGCTGAACCAGTAACACCGGCGCCTATTAACTGAGGTATCTGTTCTATAAGAAGATTACCTAATGCAACTGGATTATCTTTATAATCCATAACAGTTTCTGCAATAGAACCTGCTTCATCAACTACACTAGCCATATCAGGAGAGTAGCCTTCCTCTTGAACCAGTTTAGTTACCCGGGCAGCTTTACCCGCTGCACGTTCTGCAGTCTTCTCTTCAACTTTTCTATTAGATTCTACTGAAACATCTGTAGCGTAATTTGCATCTACATCTTGTCTAGCAGAGTCAAATGAAGAGGATAAACCAGCGATTTCATCTAATGATCTTGGGTTAGCTCCTGCTAATTCAGCAACTGCTTTAATAGGGTTGTTATTATATAAGGCTTCACTTATACCGTATAAACCTTGGTTTATTCCTGTGATACCTTTAACGGCACTCGCAGCAGCATCTTGAGCAAACTCTCCACCTGTACGTGAACGCTCAGCCTTGAGTCTTGCTAACTTTTCTTTATGCTGTGCATTAAGATGGGATAATCCCTGCGCTCTTGCAGAGATCTTATTATTTTCTTCCTCTGATAAGTAAACAGGAGTTGCTGATAGGCTCTGCCTAAGCAGATTCCCCATAGCGCTGTTAGAAGAGGAATCTGTGTGCTTAGCCATATACGCTTCCTATTAGTAATCGAGTTGTTTTTGTTTCCATTTTGCGTATTTTATACGTTTTGTATCAGCTTTACGACGTTTAATGCTATTAGCTGACTTTTTAGCAGTCTCATCTGCTACTTTAGCTAGTCTATTCATCTCAGCTTTACCACCTGGACCCTGCAGTTCCATTACTTTTTGTGCCAGTTTCATCTGGTAGTTAGTAACATCATCTGAATTATTTGAGGTAGGTATGGGTACTACTTCCAATGCTACTTGCATAGCTTTGGAACCTTCTTTGTTAGCAGTCCATTCTTTTAGTGTTTGCTCAACGTCAGTCATATATACATCTGGATCGCCAAAAGCTTCAGCAGCAGTTTGAGAATGAATTCGCATGGCTGCACGCATCATTGATGTGCTGTATCCACCTTCTTGACGAAGAGTCTCCATTTTTGTTTTAAGTTCAGTTCCTCCAGTATCGCCATCATCTTTGATACTAAAGTTAGCCATCCAAGATTCATTTCCATGGGATTTCTCAAGCTCACCCATAAAGTTACCCCAAGATTCTAGTTCAGTATCTCCGTTAACGTCTACTTTACCACTGCTATTTATAACAGATAGCCTATCACTAGCTGATTGTAGCTCAGTTTGTTGTTGATCTATCTGCTCATAATCTAATTCTAGCTCAGATTCAATCCTATCAGTAGTTGGCTTAGAAAATTTAACATCCAATATACCTCTAAGCTGATCTGCGTAAGAAGCAATCTCAGCAGAGTCTGCAGTACCCTTTCTATCAGTTTTAAATTGTTCTATTTTATTCTGAACGTATGCTTCGTAATTACCATCACTAGATAGAAGTTCTAAAAGAGGTCTATTACTTTCCTGCACACCTTGATCAATATATTTAGCATCAACTTCGTTAGCCAATCTATCAGTTCTAACTTTGTCTTTATCAGTACGATCAGTCTTAGCGTAAGCATCTTGCTCAATACTATCCAAAGCATTCGCTTGTGCACCACTGCCTGCTAGGGTTCCAGCTAGAGTAGTAGCTTCTTTGCTATTGCCTTTTTCTAGCGCTAATTTAATAGAGTCCATAATAGGTTTATTAGCCCTACCTTGGAGCATCTCATCACGTGCAAACTTGGCATCACCCTCTGTATCAATAGACTTATCACGTCCTCTTAGAGCAGAGTTAATAGCACTTTGATCTACGTTACCTAAGTCACCAAACTGATTACCTTCCAACGCAGCAGTTAAACCAGCACGATCTAGAGAACCAATTTCATTAGTTGCAGCTTCAGTCTGTTCAGTCTTCTGATTACTTTCCAGTTTACCACCTAAGTTAGCAAGCTGTTGTAATCCTGATAACATAGTTTGGTTACCAGATTCAATAATCCTATTACCTCCTGTGAAGTCAGGATTATTAATATTTCTCCAAGTAATCTGAGCCATTAGATTTTACTCCCATCCACTGAGTTCTGTTTCATGTAATCAGAGACTGATTGATAATTACCAGGAGAAGCATCTAATCTGCGAGCCTGTCTATCACGTAATTCACTATTAACTGTCTGAGCTTGGTTTGCTAGATTTCTATTAGTAGAATCTTTAGTAAAATCTAACTGCTTTTCACCAAGCTTAATGCCTTTCATACCTGTTAGTGCAGCCATTAAACCAGCGATACCTTGTCCGATAGAGCCTATACCTGATAAGTCCATTCCTGGCTTCTGAGCAGGCATACCAAAACCGGTACCACCGGGTTGGTCTCCTTGACCGATCTGTAGTAGTTGACTAAGTATGTCGTCAGGATTGGTACCTGCATATTGTGTGTCGGCAGTTGGTTTACCAATGTAATTATAATTTGAACCTGAAAGCTTTGTAGTCATGTCTATTGCCTCATATAATATTAATTACTAAGTCTTAGGAAGCCTAAGAGCATTAGGTACATAGTGCTCTATTGCACTTAAAGATGCTACACCAGGGTTTGTATTATGTATTGTTCGCTCGTAGTATTGATCAGGAGTTTCATCAAAACCTATATTAGAACGTTGAAATATTATATCAAATGGATCTATTGAACCATCTCCTAATAAACTCTGAGCTTCGTCTATCTTTTCTTGTCTATCTTTTGCGGTCTCTAAGAAATCACCTGTTTCTTTATAGATCTCACTAAGAGCGTCATTAATAGGTTTACCTAGTGCATTTAGGAAAGTTGTAGATGCTGCAAGTAATTCGTTTGCCCAGGGTAAACCAGCATGACTAATAATATCATAAGACTTAGATGCTATTGCTATTACTATAGCTACAGCTAACGCAATAAAAGTATTTTCTAAACCAAACTCTTTAATAAATAAGTCTAATAGGTACTCTATAACTAACCCTTTTAAGTAAATTTCTACTACTAGCGTTAGCACCAGCGCTGTAGCTACCCATACACTTGCTGCTAAAGACACGGCAATTAATTCAGGTTGCAGGGTGTATACAGATAAAGCTATACCTAAAATTTGAATTAGACCTATAAATCCAGGGGTCTCATACCATTCAAGATGCGATACAGTTCTTGTATTAATCTCTAGCATTAAAGCAACTTTTAATAAGTCATTTCTTTTAATATAACTGTTAGAAAATCTTTTTAAAGTAGTTAAATTAACTGGTATAAATAGCGGCCAATAAGCATCTGTACCATAGTCTCTAGTACTAGCTGTTACTGCCCTATTACGCTCAGTACTTGAGAAACTACCATCAGGAGCGTATACAGTGCGTAACCCGTATACAGTAAGTTCTGAATAAGAATTCGGGGTTAGTTGCTTTCGTATAATTAAAAATCCACCGGTAGTAGATTGACTGCTGGGAGCAGTAAGTCCTGGTATTGGTCCACTTGGATTAGTTGTATAGGTGTAAGAATCATTTCTTCCATATATTTTAGTAGCTTCTGTGAATGTCCCTGAGTATATTTTTTCATCTACAAAAGCAACACTGATAGCGTAATAGAAGTTGACCGTGGTAAGTCTTATGTAAAATCCACGAGTGTCTGTACCAAATCCACCTCCTTCATCTCTTAAGTCCATAAAAGAAATCATCTCATAGAATGTAGTCCATAAATATTCTATTGCGACTGAGTTGGTTGTAGTGATATCTATTCCAAACTGTATAGAAGCATCTTCAATATCACCTATATCAGGGTTAGCAGAAACACTGGCGGCAACATCATCAAAGTCTACGCCAATAAGATTTGCAGCAACTACAGCGGAAGCATAACCTTCATCAGTATTATCTAGGGTATGCTTTTCTACTCTTAAGGGGATTACCGGTAAGAAGTCTACTAAGTTAGTACTTTCAACAGTTGCATTATCTAATTCGGGATATACACCAGTTGAAGGATTATATATCCAATACTTAAATACAGTAGGTGCTGCCAAAGTATGATACACAATCATATGATATAAGTTAGTTAACAAAAATCCTGTTAAAGGTTCCGTAAAAACTTCTACAGTAGGAGGGGATGCATCAATCAACTGTACTGAATAAGATATATCTAGATCACCCCCTATAAAATCGGCATCCAAATAAGTAACTACAGTATCCGCTGCAACAGTAAAAGGGGGATTACTCACTACTTCTGTATCGAGATCATACCCATATAACGCAAGCATCCTCTCCTCTGCAAAGAACTTTTCATCTCCTTCTGCAAAGTTAGCAGAATCTATTTGTATATCTTCTCCTTCTATTACGGTAATTACATTTTGTAAATCAATATCTATAGTACGAGTGAATAAAGCATAGTCTACAGTAGGGCTGCCATAATAATACTCTGGTCCCTTACTATACTCCTGCAACTTTTTAACTAGAGTATGTAGCCCTTGAGTGCTCCCCTTTAGAATAGTTCCTGCTATATCTGCATCATACTTATTAGCTTCCAAAATAATATTGGAATTACTAGGAGCACTCTCTGTTAAAATAGGGGTTATGTATATACCCCTATATACTTCACTTGGCATAGCAGATCCCTGTTAAGCAGGTGTAGTGAATGAAGTAGAACTAACTACAGTAGAGAAAACCCCAGTAGCATTCTGATGTATAAAATGCATGTAGTAAGTAGTAGCAGCAGTCAGTCCTGTAACAAGTATAGTTTGTATACCTGCAGTAGTTACTGTTGTCTGTGTACCTGAGTTTATTACTGCACCACCCAGTTCTTCTACATTAGTAGTAACCAAACTATACATAGTACCTGTAGCAGCAGTAGTTACGATGCTACCAGTAGCAGTTGTTGCAGCTGTTGCGCTTGCTCCAGGTAAGCTAATAGAGATACTATTAGAATCTGCACCGATACCTAGTTTAAGTCTATCAACTGCTTCTTTGATAGAATCATCATTGATTCCAGCAGGTCCTGCAAGAGCCTTATCTGTAGACTGACGTATACTCCACGTATCCAGTAACATCTTAGTTGCAGCCTGTTCAGCATTACGTAAGAAACCATCTGCTTGTCTCTGATACAACGTAGCCTGCTTACCCATAATAGAATCATTAGCTGCAATATCTTGTGTCTGAGCAGTCTCAGTTACTGTCTTCTGGTTTAGCAATGCAATCTCTTCTACTAGCTTAAGTTGTTGTGAACTCAATATAGTATTTGTAGTAAGAGCATTTGCTGTATTCTGCTCTATAGCATTAATTTCTGCTGTACCTTTTTCAAAATCTTGGATAGTGTTCAATGCAACCTGTGCATTAATAACAATTTCACCATCTACTTTACTTTTCTGGCTTATTAGTAAACCATCCTCAGTAACCATGTTGAGTAACTTCTGCTCTGTTAGGTCAGTATTGGCATTGATCTGTAGTAAGTCTGCTGCCATATTCAAATTTTGTTGAACCTTGTTGGCAGTCTCTTCTATAGCTAATGCAATACCTTCAGTAGTTATTTTAACTTCTTCAATAACTTTTAATGTTTGTTGCTCATTAAGAGCAAGCTGTGAATCCATCACATCCAACTGCTTAGTTTTAATTAGTAATTCAGCTTCTGAGTTGAGCTTATCAACATCGGCCTGAATAGATTGCTTAGCTAACAAGGTTCCTTGCGCTTGGGCATTAAGTAATTCTTGATCAATTACTAGTTTTTGTGATTTAGTTAGTTCAGCTTGTACATCCGCTTGCTGAACTCCCAAAAGGTATGCAAGAGATTGTTGCATAGCTCCCTGCATACCTTGTAAGAGTAAGTTGGAATAATCAGTAGCATTGATACGGTTCTTAAGGAACGCTTGCTCTAGACGTATAGAGGAAGCTTCCATAAGCTTATCAAATACACCATCGCCATCAATGGTTCCAGATGTTAAGTCTTGTATTAGTATTTCAGCCATTACTGATTATTCCTATTAGTTATTCGTCGATTGAACGTGAGATTGCTTGGCGTTCTTTAAGTTCTTGAATCTCATCAGGAGTCAATGGAGGTAACTCTGTGATTACATACTCACTAATTTGCTTACCAGCTTTAACTCGTGCACCTTGTGCAGTCTTCTTCCAAGAGAATACCTGACATTTCTTCTCACGTAGAACATTTAAAATGATTTGGGGTACATGCCATCCCTCTTCATTGTTGAAGGGAATGTACTTAGTTGTGGAACCTATTAATGAGTTCCCTGCTGTAAAGGTATCACCTTCACTTTCTGATTTTTCTGGGTTACGACAGCTTACCACTACACGAACTAGTCGATGAGCTTCTTTACGTCTACGAGCAATATATTGGGATCTACTTTCAGATTTAGAATCTTTGCTTACTGGTTCTACTGGAGCATCTTCTATAAGCATGCCATTAACTAGTAGTTTTAGTTTATCTACTCCAAGGTTCACATGGTGCGTGATACCCATTTGTTTTGCTCTTGCTACTAAAGTGGCTCTCTCATCTAGATTGGCTGACATGTATAAATCTCTCTATTTAGTTATGGGGTTGTTTCACCCAAAAAGGCCGCCCAAAGGCAGCCTTTTGTACTACTTAACTCTTACCATTCAGCTACTAACTTCATAAGCGCGATACGCTCAGGACGTAATACCATGAAACCGTAGTACCACTTGATGCTCATGAAACCTAACTCACCATATGGATCTGTACGGTCAGCAGTCTCAACACCAGGCTTCTTGTGGGTGATCTTGAACTTCACAGTCTTACCATCAGTTTGGAAACCGATGTTAACAAATGAGCCAGAACCGACTACAACAGCAGGGAATACGTCGTAGTTACCACCAGTTTCACGGTAACCATCGTTAGTACCAACAGCAGCACCAGCACCTGCCCAATGAAGCATTTCAGGAACAACTATGATCTTGAATGAACCAATTGCACCAATCTCGCCTTCAGCTAGAGTACCTGCTGAGCCGTACTGATGAACAGGAACAAATGCTTGATTGTTGAAATGATCAGTCATACGCTTGAACATTGGGACTAACTCAGAACCACAGTGAATGTAGCGAGTAGAGCCAACAGTCTTAGTATCAACCATACGAGAACCAGTGATGATAGTAGTCTCTTTAGGGCAACGGTTGTTGTCCAAATCGATATCTAACTTCATCAAGTCATCATAAGTAAGAATAGATGCAGTAACACCGTTCTCACCAGTAATTTCAATTGTTGCAGTAGCTTCGCCACCAAAACGTACAACACCTGCAGCATTCAAGATATCAATCTGAAGTTGATCTTCATTGATTTCTTCTGCACCCATAATCATCTCACGAGAGATGTGACTCATTAGCTGGTCATCAGTATCAAAGTCCAAAGACTCTTGAGTGTATTCTGAGAAGAAACCAAACTTGTTTAATGAACCGGTAAGTTCAACACGTTTGAAGCCGACTCGGTTAACACGACCACCAAATTCAGTGATAGCAGGGAACTTACCAGCGATTGTACCAATGTCCTTACTAGAACCGTAAAGGTTACCAGACTCAGGTACAGCATCACCAACAGTATCACCAGTGAAACGGTAGCCTTTAACATAAGCAACACCGTCAGCAGAGTTAACACCATCTACATACTTAAGTGCTTCAGTAGCACCTGTCAATGTAAGACCTAGACCACCAGATACAACAGCACGCACCATAAATGAATTTACAAGAGTTTGCGCAGCAACCAATGCAGCAGCTGCAGTTGCACCTTCACCAACAAACGTAATATTACGTCTATTAGAATAATCAGGTTGTGTGCCAACAGTAGTTTCAGGATGTTGTACAGTGATTGTGATCTTCTGGTTCACAGTAAGACCTGCAGCATCAATACCTTGATCGTTGATGTTAGCATCGTCTAGCATAGGCAAGTAGTGGTATCGCTTAATAGCTTTACCCATATGCTTAGGCATGTTTTCTACAGTACTCATCTGACCGAAGAAGCGTTTTTTCTTTGCTTCAATCAGACTAGCTTTATTCCATTTGTCGATATTAAACTGGGTTCCAATGCTGGAATCCTGTCCGTTACCGTATGCTTGTTCGTTAGACATTATATATTCTCACTTTAATTAATTGTGAGCTCACATGCTTGCCATAAATTCTTCATCAGTCATATTTAAGTATGCCTTCTGAGGTTTGGCTGTAGCAGGTTTACTCTTCGTTGTAGCCGAAGCCTTTTTCTGTTCTAAATTGGGATCGATTTTCCCCTTAGGCTTAATAGCTTTAGTAATGGTTCGTGGTGTTTGCGCAACAGGTTTCTCCTCCGGGGAAGATAAGTGTGCAAAGAGACCTTCACCGTTCATACGTTCTGCTACTTGACCATAGGCTTCTATTTCCGATACACCCATATAACTACCTAACATCTTCTCCTGCTCTAAACGTTCCATGATTGAGTCATAGATACCTGCGTTCATATGACTGTCTAGAATGTTTAGTAATGCTGGTTTAGATCTTAAGATTACTCTACTGGATTCACCCCACTTAGTAGAAAGTAGACTTACTATTTCAGGTGCGTTTTCTGAGTTTTCTAAATCAGTTAACACATCATCTAAAGCTAGTTTGTCTTCCCCTCCAGAGTAAGCTTCTGGTTGGTACGAAGAGGCAGCTTCCATGTTCATGTTCAGTGGATCTAACTTAGCATCAGTAAACAGTTTTGCAATTGCAGCTGGGTCCTTCTTATCCAATGCGATGAGGAAATCTAGCTTACCTTCTGCCAGTAAACCGTGTTCCTTCATCTTTTGTTGTAGTAAGCGAGCAGGCTTTAAACTCTCCATGCTTTTTGTATAACCCATACCCATAGATATGAACTTACGCGCTTCTTCAACCGATCTAATAGTATTCTTCTTTCCGTTAGCTTGTATAGGAGCAAACAGCTCCTCTACCTGAGCTTGATAATTGATAGCCTCTGCTTCTTTAGGCTTACCTTTTTTACCTACTTCTTCTTCGTCAGTCTCATCTTCCTCGACTTCTGAAGTTTCATCTTCTGAACTCGCATCCGATGTTCCATCGGAAGTCTCTTCAGAAGTTTCATCTTCAGAACTCTCTTCAGATTCGTCTTCCTCAGTTAATTTGTCAGTTACTTTATCAGTAACAACTGCTTCCTCTTCTGGCGTTTCAGCTTCTGCTTCTTCGCCTTGCTCGTTGGACGAGTCTTCGACATCTGCTGCTACCTCAGTAAAATCTTGTGCAAGGAATGCCTCATCGGACATTTCCCAAACTTCTGGTTGAGTTTCTGTAGTCATAACTTACTCCTCTGACTCAGACTCTTCTTGAAGTAATTCCTCGCGTGTGTTGTTCATTGCATCTAGTTCAGCAGCGAACTGCTTGCCCTGCATACGCTTTATAAATAGGAACTGTTGCAACTCCCCAATACCAATCATAGCATTCTCAATACTCATCTGATTGGCTTGATCTGCCATACCAGGCATTGCTTTACGCTGAACCAACAAAGCAGCATTATCTTTGAAGTAGCCTTCGGTGATAACCAGCTTAAAATCTTTATTACGGAAGAGTCGATCAATTGCTTCTGACTCTTTAATAGATCTTTTTGCTACTTCAATACTTACTTCAATCTGTTCTACTGTAGACATGGGGTATTACCTATATTGTATGTGTGGTCTTTCGACACGTTCCGGGAGATTATTCCCCCTATTAGTTGTTACTCTTACCTGAACTCTTTACTTTTTCTTTCTCAATATCTTGCTGACCCTTTAAGGAGCTAGTTACGATATCTCTTTGAAGATTGGACTTAGCCTGTACTTCTCCCATTTCTAGGTTACGTGCATGCGTTACTCCTTCTTCCTGTTCTACATGATCTAAAGCAAATTTACCAGCTTGTGCTAGTTTTAATTGAGCAGCTGCATTCTTTTCTGCAACCTCTGCTTTAAGCATGTCGTTTTCTAATTGAGCCTTTTCTTGTGCAATTGGGTCTGGCTCAGGTGTAAATTCTCTTAATTTTTTAGCTAATTCAGGCATATTACGCAATGTTGCGATCTCTGACAACAACATATTACGCAATTCAGGAGGAGTAGTATTATCCATGGTTTGAAGCATGAATGCTAATTCCTCAGCTTTTGCTGCATCAGCCTCAGGAGTACTAATAGAAAGTTTGAGATCGAAGTTACCAACTAAGGAGTCTCTTCGTATAATTACAAACTTCTCCCCTGTAATTCTTACTGATTCTTCTTCGGATAAAAATATACCATTCATGGCAATAAACTTTAATCCGATTTCACGCATACCTTGGGAGACTCTACGTAGGACACCCATTTCTCGTTTACTAGCTGCATCCATCGCAGACTTTCCTAAGCCAGTAGATTCTCCCAAGGCGGCACCTGTTATCCCGTTATTAAAAGCTTTAATACCGGAAAAAGATTCTGCATCTGCATGCTGCATACTTAACATATTAGCTGCTGAGTTTGATATCTCAGGATACGTATGCATGTATATGACTTCATTAGGTGTCATACCTGGATTATACTCGTAATCATCCCCACGTTCAAACTTATGTCTGTTTACTATATCTAAGGCGTCCTTACGCGTACCTGTCTGCCCGTTTGCAGACTTACCCATGATATCCATCATTCCACGAGTAACGGCTCCTATGACCTTCTGATTGTCTTCTAATAGCTCACCATCTGGTTCACCGTATAAAGACTTACGTACAGGTAAATATTGCATAATAACAAAAGGGAGTTTTTTATCAGGAAATGGATTACGCTCCATTCTAACTAATGTGTTGCCCACCCATGTAGCAACAAAGGGCTGAACTATCCCGGTACCATCAATATCGTAATAACCCCAGTACTCATAAGCAACAAACTTCTTGCGCTCCTTATCGTTGAAGTTCATTGAACCAGTATTACTTTCATGGTAATCAGGTGAGCCAAGAATACTATTGTTATCAATGTTGATACCTTCTAGATTCTTATACCGCTTAGGATCTTTCTTCAGTTCTGATAAGGATGTTTCAAAGCTATACACCACAAACTCTGCTTTATCTAGATCACCCTTACATGTTGGGTCGGGAAACACATTACGATAATCACACACTACTAATGATGGTTGATTACGGGTTACCTTCTCTACAGTAACTTCTTCAAATTCATTAGTACGTCTAGGCATCCTCGGTAAGCCGTCTTGCATAAACATTTCATGAGCTTCTAATAACTCTTCAGACTGAGTAGCATATACATTTGGCTCATTAATCATCATAGCATGTAGGTCTTCATGTAGACCCGTAGCAGCATCATCTACCGTGTACTCATAGATAGGGACCTTCTCTGTTACTTCTTCATAAGCAAAGTCCCAACCTGTTCTAACTATAACTGTACCTTCATCAACAAGAGCACGAACCAGCTCATCAAAGAAGCTTACTTTATTAAGTTGGTTATTGAATTGATGATTGAGCATTAAACCATTCTGTACTGCAGCTTCTTTATCTTCTGCTGAAGCAGGCTCTGCATTAAATACATCAGAGGTAGAAAGGAATGGTTCACTTAATGCAGAGTATCTCCATTCAGCTTGCTTACGTATAAGCTTAGGTTGAATCTGAGATTTATTCTTCTTAGCATTCTTGCTATTCTTTGGGTCAGCACTACCTGTAACATTCAAGTTAGCCAGCCATCTCTCTACATTAGCAGTATGATTAGTGTGGTCAGACAAAGAGTCTTCAAGGTCACTTTTTAAATTAGCAAGTGTAGGTTCTTTAGCCCAAGTAGTTAGTTTAGGGGTAGCTGACTCTGATGGAGAGAATTCCACCTTAACTTCTTGATCATTAGCCATGGGTAATCCTAGTAGGTATAAAAGATATAATAGTGCAATATACCAATAACACTAGGTATAGTGCAACTCCGTTGCTGAATGCGACATCAATTACTAGGAATAATTATGATTAGATATAGAGTAAATCCTAAAACAGGGGATATAAATAGAATGGAGATGCTACTAGAGCCATTCGATACTGATGAATACTACTTCAAGTGCACGTACACAGAGGCTAAGTGTAGCTTACTTAATCTCATAAGCGATGAAGTAAATAAATTGAAAGCCCTACTAAATAAAGTAAAACAAACGGAGTACCCCTCATAATGAAGTTTATTAAATTAAGTCACGAAGCTACACTACCAACTAGAGGAACTAGAGGATCTGCAGGTTATGATCTTTACACTCCTAATGAAATTACACTACACCCAAACCAGCAATTACTAGTACCAACCGATATAGCTTGGACAAACTGTCCAGAATATTTAGTAGGGATCATTAAGGATAGAAGCTCCATGGCTCATAAGCATAACATGGTAACTATGGCTGGAGTTATAGACTCAGACTATGACAAGAAGAATATAGGAGTAATCCTAAAAAATACTTCTGATGAAATTAAAGTGTTCAAAAAAAATGAGCGTATAGCTCAGATGATAATTACTCAGAGATTCTTAGTACAGAACGATATAGTTATCGACGATGAGCGTACTGGTGGATATGGAAGTACTGGCGCGTGAATAATTATCATAGAGTATACGGTTACGGTTCTAGTAGTATGAAAAATATTAATACTACTGTAGAGCAATTACAGGAACTATGTTTGAGAGCTATGGAGATAGCTTGTAAGCGTAAGTTATATTGTCCTGACTTTGGTATATCTGAAGGTAAACGTACCACTGCAAGGCAGGAGTATCTGTTTAAAGAGGGTGCATCCAAGTGTGATGGAATAATTAATAGATCTAAGCATCAAGATGGTTTAGCTATCGATTATTTTGCATATTATTTAGGAAAAGCAGATTATGACCCTGGAAGGTTAGCACTTATATTCACATGCTTTCAAGAAGCAGCTCTAGATATGAATATTCAAATAAAGTGGGGTGGCAATTTTAACTCAATTGCCGATGCCCCACATATTGAATTAGTATCTGGGATAAATTGATAAGTTAACACTTGTTGTTCCATCACCACCTGAGGTTACTGCACGAATTTGCGCCCCAAGAGCTAAGTGTAGTAACTTCTGTCCAGACTGACTAAAAACCCCTTCAGTTACTGGCTCCCAATTCCCCTGCTCTAACATTTCTAAAGTAATAGCTACCCCTCCAAATGTTCCTCCAAATGAAACAAGCACATCTGCAGATACTACAGAATGATATCCTGTAGTTGCATTATTGCCTGCTCCTGTCATTAACTTTTTTACACTACCCATAAATCACCTATTCTATAACTACGTAATCAATATCAACCAGAGAATCTGATATAACTTCTGAAACTACTCCCCCACCATCTACAGTATGTAGAGCTGGATCATACACTAATACTCTTCTAGTAACAGTTGTAGCTACATTTCCTGCAGAGTCTGTTGCATTATAATATCTTGTGTATGTGCCTATAGTATTATGTAAAACTAGGCCTGTACCAGTCACTTGTCTATCTGGATCTACATTATCTGTAACAGTTGCACCTTCATCTATAAAAGATCTTCCTTGTGGTATTGCAAAGTTAGCAGAGCCATTTAAAACTATTACTGGAGGAGTGATGTCTCTGAGGGTAGATACATCTAATCTGGGTAATAATCTATAATTGTTAGCGTAATCTCTCAACGCTCCATATACATCATAAGCCCTATAAACCTCCATATCCTGTATAGGAGTAATAACTTCTACACCAACTCCCATACCTGCAATAGGAGATTCTCTAGATATATTAGGTACACCTCCTGAAAAAACTTCTTCAGCAGTAGGAGCTGTTTGGTTATTCGGCAACACTATAAGTTTAAAAAAACCAGACTCATCCGCAGTAAAGCTAATATTAAACGAATTATCAGTTATATTAGTAGCAGATAGCACAGCATTCGGAGCTTCATCAACTATAGGGGTAACATATAATATCGCAGTATCGGTTATTGTAGTGCCTTCTGTATTAGTGAATTTAGCCCTATATCCACTAGAGTTATCCACTAAATAAGTAACATCTGTTCCTGTAATAATTAAATCTGTAGAGGTTGCTCCAGGTATTTCTTCATACGAAGTCCCTTTAAACACTTCCCATTGCACAGTAGGTGCATTTTGTGCTGTTGCAGCCACACTGAAAGTAATCGTATCTACAGAACCTTCCAGTAGGGTATGGTTTATAGGATCTAGAGTAACTACTGGTGCTTTAGCAGATTCTGTTATACTTAATACTGCAGGCACAGAAGTGACTGAGCCAGCAATATTACTAACTCGCACTCTATAACTTTCCCCGTCATTTGCAAAAACTCTTTGTGACCCATACACAGTAAGTGAATTTTGTGTAGCACCTACTACATTTGTGCCCTCCCTTATCCATTGGTAAGTAACAGCAGGGTTTCCTGAAGCTACTACACTGAACACATGGGTACCACTCCCTTCTACAATACTTCCTGCTAGAGGCTGTACAGATATGATAGGTAAAACAATTGCGTTAGTAGGATCTTCTACAATATCAGTAAAATTTAATTTGATGTTATAGCCTGTATTTACTCCAATACCATAACTATACACAGTCTGATTACCATTTCCTTGTATATTAGGTACTGTGTATGTACCGTCAGGCAAAGCAACTACATCCAACCCTCCGTCAGTAAATAGATCAATAACCCATTCATCTCCTGCGAGTACGCCATGCGCAGTAGGAGCTGTTAATTTAATTGCTTGCATTCCCTCTGGAGGACTAACAACCAAAGGAAAAGTATTAGATATAACATATGGAGCATAAGCTACAGCTTGTACTCTAAATATATTTGATACTCTTAACATTATTATTTCCTTCCTCTAGATATTAATAGTAAGTATAAGATCTGAAGGATTTATTAAAGATATACCAGAAGCTGGGCACATAAAATCACAAGAAGTTTCCGTGATGTTAGTTAAACCAGTTAAGGTTATTCCTTCCAATGTAGCTGTAATACTTATAGCTGTAGTTAAATCATATGTACCAGAAGTAGATATAGTAAATATGTTATTTGGTATCACGGCAGACACGCTTGCTATAATTAAGCCTGCCCCCGCTTCTGTAACAAACGATAGAGTACTTGCTACTACAGACTCATTACCAGAAGCATCTACATGTACGTAGTGTATGTAGTAAGTAGTATCGACTGTTAAACCAGATATACTTACATTCTGTATACCTGCTGCAACCAAAGGTTGTTGACTGCTGGCTTTGACTACAGAAGCATTCTCAGATGCATTAGTAGATACCAAGTAATATAAAATACCTCCAGATTCATCAGTCGTTACAGTACCAGAAGCAGTGTACTGACCTGGACTCACCCCCGTGGGAAGAGTCAGTACAGGATCAGTAACGTCAGGCGGAATTACGCTTAAGACTCCTACAAAACTACTAGATAAATCTACTACTAATTTCATACAAATTGTCCCCAATCTCTAAAGTACCTACTAGGTAAATTACCTGAATCCCTTAGAATTACTAAGTAATCTGTAGCAGGAGTAGCAAGTGAACTAATCATTGTCCCAGTTCCGTCTATAATAGAAACGTCCACTGTTGAATCTACTAGCGTGCCTCCCTCTTCTGGAGCTGCTGTCCATACCTCACCGATTGGGAAAGTATAAGTAATATTAGTAAGTGCTGCGCCATCCAACACAACTAAAGGATCAAGTTCTCCAAAAGTGTATGTACTTATAACTATGGCTTTAGCAGTTACACTGAATGTATCTGTAACGCTTCCATTCACTATAGGACTAATATTTATTAATTGACTATAAATATTTCCTGTTGTAATGGAGGCTCTAACTAAAGTTTGGCCTGTTACCATTGATACAGAAGATGACCAAGTGACTCCATTGTCATTAGATAATTGACCGTTAGTAACTGTAAGAGTTTGGCCAACGTCCACATCTACAATGGATCTATCGCTTAAATACATAGTATTTAGTTCAGCATTTAACACATCAACAAATGTAAACTGGTCCGGTGTAGAATCTGCAGCCACAACATTAACTGTTCTTGCTACCTGTACTGCTACATTTCCAGCGTTATCTGTTGCGTTGTAAAGAATTACTTGAGAGCTTACAGTATTGATATTTGGAGGACTGTCTGCAAGTATAATTCTTGCATTATCCACGTTATCAATAACATCTGCACCCGGATCGACCCAAGACGCGCCTTGCACCCAAACTAGTGGGGATCCACCTCGTAAGGTGATAACAGGTATTACGGTTTCGGCTGTATAACTGTTTGTTGCATAAGCATCAGACCACGTATTATCCGTAATATCATAAAGCGAATAGTCAAAAGATACGTTAGAAGACGGATTAGCAGAATACAATCCTGTTGCGGGGTCAATAACAATATCCCCTACTATGTTCTTGATATGCGCAAAGTCACCAACCACCAAGCCCACGTCGTTTCCATAGATACCCGCTGCGTCAATATCTGTTATTTCTGCGAATAACTCTCCCGCTGGCACTTGTATTTGAATACTTGCCGTATCGTTAGTAGTTCCGTCACTAAGAGTTACTACAATAGGGGTTTCGTAGTTAAGGGTTTGATTACCAAATAAACCAGGTTCAGGGACATCTAGAATAAATTGGCCGCTTGTGTACGTTCCACTTAACGCTCCTGCTGAGCACGAAGCTGTTACGGTACCCGCTTCGTTACTTATTAGTATAGCTGTTGTGCTTCCTGCATCAGGCGTAACATCAATAATTGAATCTATTGATAGGGTAGGGGACGCAACTGCATTTACCCACTCATAACTACTTAAGGGAGTAAACGTACCTAAACTCTCGTCCCAAAACTTGTACCAACCAGTTATTGTTGCTGCTGGATTAATTGTTGGCACTGTTTCTGCATCGACCGCCATTCCTGTTCCATCTTGGAATACTAAGGTGTCTGCAATAGCAGATGTAAAGTTTCCTACTTCAGCATCAGTAATTGCATATCGATGAAATGAAGCTTTAGACAAATCTGGTATAGCTGTTTGAGCAATAAGTGTTGCGCCTGTAGCTGCTGAGAGAGTGACACTGCCTAAAGTTAAAGCTCCTGTTTGGTCTGTTACAACTAAATTTCCTGAAGTACCCCATTTCATATTTATATGTAGAGGGATAGTTACATTAACATTAGTAGTAGTTGGCGTATCTGTTATCGTAACTGCTTCGCCACCTAATGTAACGCTAACAATAGGCAAAGCGAAACCTACACCTGTAATACTTGCACCTGTTTGTCCGGCCTGTACGTCATTATCGGCATCTATATTAGTAATCGAACGGGATGGTGCTACCGCTTCGCCCTCAAAACTAACGGATATACCCGCAAAATCTACAGAAGCATTACCTTCTACAGTGTCTGCGTCTACACCGTCTTCACTCCACACGTAGTATGATGAACTGGCAGTACTGTTATATTCTTGATAAATAGAGGTATCGTCGCCACCAGAAATATTAGCAGAATAAGATGCAACTGCCGCTATATTTAATGAAGTAGCAGAGGAAGCAAGTGTAAAACTAGGAACAACTGCCGTACCGGAGTTTAATTCAAAGTCGTTAACTGGCGTTCCTGCTGTGTCTACATCAGCAAGACAAAAACCACACGCTTTTAACTGCCGGTTTGCTGATGAGATAGTAACTCGCAGAGTAACTGATCCGGTTCCAGGCCAGTTAGCGTTTGTATCGTATATTACGTACAGGCCTGAATAAGTGTCTAGATTGTTTAGTTGCGTATACTGAGCAAAATCATCAAGATCGTATGGTGTTCCTCCAGGATTACCTTGAACACTTACCACTGACATTGCTGATCCAGCAAACCCACCAAACGCCATACATATAGCTTTTGCGCCTGCTGGTACTGTAAGAGTGACTTCAGAAAAATCATTGGAGGTTGCAACTGTTCCTGTTGTAGTACCTACTATGGAAGGCCTAGGCATTATGTATAACTCCCGCTGTTTACGATTACTGAGGTACACTCAGTAGTGAAAGAAGGTACGTAGGTCCATCCGTATGTAACTAATCCTATTCTAAGAGGACCTGCTCCTAATGAGACATAGTTAAATAGACTACTATGTGGAAGAGTAGTCCATGTTGTACCGCCAACTTGTCGAAAGTAAAAAGTAATTAAAGAACCTACTCTAGTAATACGTAAATCACATCTATAATTAGATATAGCGTTAATACCTATGTCATTTTGATTTGATGAAAAAGCCACTGTAGACTTGTATTCAATAGTCGATACAGTAGATCCTCTATTACCTGCAACAGCAAATTGATAGTTACCATCTGATTCCCAAGCCATTAAACCGCAGAACTGGTATTCGTCAACTGTGGCTCCAGTGGCTAGACCAATGTTATTAGCCTGTATGTCAAAATCTCCAGTAAGGGTAAGATAATCAAGGCGCCCTTGAAGTGTATCAAACCAAGAAGTAGGTGCTGCGTTTGTCTGATCTACGGAGCCTTCACCTATATCTGCTGAGTAAACTCCATCCGTGTTTGCTACTGTCGTTAAACTACCTGCTTGGTAAGTATGCGAGCCATCTAGCATGGTGGGTATAACGTTGCCTGCACCACCTCCACCAATAATAGGCGCATCTCCATTAGGATAATTACCATTCATTATATCGCCTTGCAAAGGGCTTTGACTTATCGATTCACTAAAGCTCATTATTCAAATGCTCCCAAATTAGTAGTTGTTATTCTAGACTGCACGCCACCACCTAAACTTGGTAGAATTGGTTGCCCTAGTACAGGGTAATTACTCATTGGGCTTGGTAGTGCTACTCCAACGCCAATAGCTGATGAACCAGTCTGTAAGCTAAGATCAATCTGCTCGATGTCAGCGTTTGAAATGTCTGTGAATAGTGGATCTAATCCTGTCACAGCTTGAAGAAACGTGGGGCTAGAAGCACCAATAATTGTTATTTCTGGGTCGTCCACATCTAGCAAGTCTCGTCCCTCGTTTAAAGTTGTGTAAGCTGAACCAGATATGAAAGCGACGTTCACACCTTGGTACGTTAACTGTCCTGCACTTCTCAAATGTGAAGCATAAACTTGATTAGCAGGCACTGTATCTGCAAAGTGTATCACGTTATTTGCTGCTACAACTTCACCGGTAAAACTTGCTTGACCACTACTTCCTGCGTCTAAGTCAAATATGGATTGATAGTACTCACCTCCATTGTTTGCATAATAAGAATTATTATAAAAATAGACAGGAGAACCTACGCCCCTAGCCATCGGACTGCCTTCAGCTGCACCTTCATTAGCACTAAATAATTGTTCGTCTGTTGGATTTGCTGTGCCAGTGTCCATACCTACGTGAATGCCGTATGTGGCTATGAAGCCTCGCTGATCATCGGCCCAAAACTGATTGCCATAAACATACGATGTTCGGTATCTGTCTAATATTTCTTGGGCTGAGAATGTACTAAATATGTAATTTGGTAGAGCATCTTGAGCCTCCACTAAATCTAAGCATCTTTGGGCACAAATCACAGTGTTATAGCGAAAGATCAGATCAGTACCTCTATGTTTCATAGAAGAGTTGCCACTCGATCCTGCTCTTAATGGCCCAAAATAGTTACCTTCGACCACATTGCTAAACGGTCTGTCACTGACAGCTTGAAAGTATAAGTTATGTTCAAGATAACTACCAACTACCCCATTACCTTCAAACTTGTTACCGATTATTTGATAATCCATGTTAGCTCTGTTACCACTTGTCATAAACAAGCCATTACCATTATCCCTAAAAATGTTACCAATTATCTTAATATGATCTGCTTCAACAAACCTAATAGGTGCAGCAATATCATAGTAAGGAACGCCACCGTCCGAGGTGTATTCAGAACTTGCACCGTACATCTCTAGGTTTCTAAACTCCATCCATTCAACAGGGTTATTCCATTCACCATCTTCACGACTATAAGTAAGAACCCAACAGCCGTAAGGAGCTACCCAAGTAATACTACCGTCTTGCATATTTTGAGTGGTTGCGCCTTCACAATTAATTTGAGGCCGATTTCCACTTGCATCTGTCACACCATTAATAACGATTGGACTCGCTTCTGTTCCATCTTTATGAAAAACAAGTTTAGTACTGTAAGGTTGCAAACGATGAAAAATATTAACTACAGAGCCTGCAGTTAATGTACCGGGATCTAATCCGCTTAAATCATTAAAGGTGTTATTACCACCACCAATATCTATTCTAAGGCCAGTACCAGTTGCGTCCATCGCTGTAGTAACGTTTGTCCAGCCATTTATAAGAGCCTCTGGCGGAGGAGATTCCCCTTGAGGGCATGTACCATTTCCAAGCCTACCGGCTGCACATTGAGTATCAAAAACTAATGTATCTACTACAGGATTTATTTTTGCGTTAGCAGTATTTACCAATAAAGTGCCCCAGACCAAAGTTGCTAAAATTACTAAAAAAACAATTATAATTCTTTTCGCTTGTTCTTTGCTTTTATTAATATCTAAAGGGTTAATCATCTTTACTTACCTTTTCTTTATCTGACTTAAGTTTAGCTAACTCTTCTAGCTTAATTTTTTTAATACGCAGTGCAGCCCTAATAGTTATTAAAGCTGTGATACAAAATATTATGTCGCGAATACTTAATCCTCCTATACTAGTAATAAATACATGAAAGTCCAAGAGGCTATCTGGTGAGATTATATTCACTTTGTCCTCCAAGTAATTAGCGCCAGTCAATGTCCCGCCTGTTGTTGCTACTGCGCTTTGATAAACAATATCGGAGGCCATAAAAAACCCGTAAAAGTAAGTGAATAAAATATTTAATGGTCCAGTATCCTATTTTAGCAATAAAGAACCACTGTATGATAAAAACAATATCTATAAGATACAGCGAAAAAATCTTCATGAAATAACTCCTACTGCTTAGGTTATTTCACATCTACTCCTTTACCCTCCTGATACTTTGCTACTGCATGACTTCCAAAAAAGAAAATACTAATTGCAGAAACAAGTCCTCCTAGAGTCCATGAAGTAGCTATGTTAAATAGAGTGGTAGACCACTCATTATTGATAGGGTAAACCATTCCAGACATAAATAATACTAATAGGAAAAATTTAATCACTAGCTCTGCAATAGAACGCCGTGAGCGCGATCTATCAGTAGATTCTGCCAATGTATCAACTACAAACTTACGCACAGCCTTGGCGTTCTCAAAACTCATCTCAGCTCTTTCTTCAGATGTAAATTGGGAGTTACCAATCCATCCTCCAAACTGAGTGAGTAAACCTTTATCTTTATCAAATACATCGTCTACTGATTTTGGTGCTGACTTTAAAAAGTTGTACCAAGCCATATCTTAATCCTCTTAGTTAAAGTGTTTCCATATGTGAATAAGGCTATTACAGGACACACAAAAATAACAATTAAAGATAAAGCTCCTAAAGCGTAATGTGAGCTCTCTCTATGTATATACTTATTTTCAAATATCCATGCTGCTTTGCAATGTCCCGGTCCATCAATAGGCAAAAAAGTAAAATCAATAATCTTCTCTAATAGCTTCCAGTATGGATTTGGTTTGTTACCTGCAAAACAGCCTGTACGACCTGACACAGTTGTTCTAGGATTACCTCCACATAATGCATTACCTAATCGATCAATCTGTATTAGGAAGGGCAGAAGCCCCTCCCATACAAACAATGCTAGGAACGCTTCCTTAACATTTCTATACCACATTTTCTAATACCTCTAGTCTAGTTGTTAACTCTTGGATTGCTTTAACTAATACAGGAATTAACTTCCCATAATCTGCTTCAATTATGTCAATACCTAAGCCAGTGGCTGTTGCATCGTATTCTTGGTATGAGTTAAGACTGTCAGCACTATACGCATCCTGCGTAGCTTTAAATTCTTGTGCTATAAAACCTATCTGTTTAGTTCCTTGCTTAGCAGGAGCCTTCCCATCAGTAAAATGTTCATGTCGGTAGTCCCAAGTAAATTCTACTGGATTTAGTTCATTTACATAAGCCAATCCAATAGGGCACGAACGCCCTACATTCTTATCTCTACCATCTGATAAAGAGCTTATAGATGTGTCGTTACATCTTAAATTAGTGACGTTTGTACTACCTAATGTAAATTGTCCTGCTGCTGTAGCTGATGCAAAATAACCTATAGATTCACTAGGTTGAAAGTTAGCAGTAGCATTTGTACCTATAGCTGTACAGCCTGCACCTGTTGCAGATGAGTTGCTACCTATGGATATAGAGTTAATACCTAATGAGGTATTACCTGCTCTGTACCCAATACTCACACTGCTATTACCACAACTTATTTCTCCTGCCCTTACTCCAATAGAAACAGTACCTGTCCCTTGTGTAGTACGCCCTGCGTTATTTCCTATAGCAACACTACTATTTCCTTGATTAAGGTTACCTGCAGAGACTCCTATAGATATACTTTCTGTCCCTTGCGTATTACGCCCAGCAGAATCACCAATAGCTACACTTAATGTACCTTGATTTAAGTATCCAGCTGCTCTACCTATACCTACAGAAGACACACCTTGATTAGTTCTACCTGCTGACTCCCCTATTGCAACACTATCATCTGCTTGATTGGAGTAACCTGCCAAGAATCCAATAGCTACACTACTATCACCTTGCGAAGTACGACCTGCTTGATAACCAAGAGCTACACTACCTGCCCCTTGTGTTGTTTGTCCTGAGTTATTTCCTATAGCTAGTGAGTTAGCCCCTTGACTAGTATCTCCTGCTAATGGCCCTATTGCCACAGAATTATTTGCGCTCTGAAATGCTACATCAATACCTCCCATAACTGTGGGCATATAATTAACAGTTCTTTCCACTCTAGTCCAACTACTAGACGATGTGTATGTTCCACCTATATAAACTCTAGTCTCACTAAAACCAGTACTGTCATTATACTGAACAGAAATATCATTAACTAATGGGACTCCATATGGGGCAATAGCTGCAATAGCTGTATTTGTAGACCATGAAGTATAAGGAGAGCTGTAAAAACCTCTACTTCCTCTAATACCTGCAGAACCACTTGCCCCTGTTGGACCAGTAGAACCCGTGGTCCCTGTAGGACCTCTTGACCCTGTAGGACCAGTTGGCCCAGCACTACCAGTATTACCTGTAGTACCTGTAAGACCGGTAGCTCCATCGTCGCCATCAACACCATTTGTACCATTTGTACCTGCAAAACCGGTTGGTCCTCTTAGTCCTGTAGTACCTGTTGGGCCTGTTGCACCAGCTGCACCTGTGTTACCAATACTACCTTGCGCACCTTGGTTACCAGTAGCTCCAGTTAGACCTTGATCACCTACAACACCTATGTCACCTTGATCACCCTTAGATCCTTGAATACCAGTTACACCTCGTAAACCTTGAGGACCGGGGGCGCCATTAACGCCGTCAGCACCTTGGAAACCTGTGTCCCCTTGAGGACCTTCTAAACCAGTATTGCCTACTAAGCCTTGCGGCCCTGTTGGGCCAGTGCTACCTATAGTGCCCTGAAATCCTTGTGGACCTCTAATACCTGTTGGCCCAATATCACCTTGTTCGCCTACAAGACCTGTGGGGCCTATATTACCTTGGTCACCTTGTATCCCTTGATTACCGTCTGAACCTTTTACACCCTGAGGTCCTTGAGCTCCAGTAGGTCCAGTTAATCCAGTTGCACCTTGTGGTCCAGTTGCACCTATTAACCCTGTAGCGCCTATTGGTCCATTAGGTCCTTGAGATCCTGTAATACCAGTAGCTCCTTGTGGGCCCGTAATACCAGCTGGGCCTTGAGGACCTTCAGGGCCAACACCAAATGGAATTGCTGTTGACCAGTCACCAGATGTATTTGAAAGTTTAACAAATAGTGAGCCAGTACCTATTGCGTTTACGTGATCTGTTGCAAGATACGAGTAGCCATCTAGTTCTGCATTATGAGTAGCTCGTCCAGAGAATAAACCTACATTATCCACAGCAAACGATGTACCTGCATTACCTTGAGAGCCAACTACGCCTTGTACACCCTGTGGACCAGTTGCTCCCGTAGATCCAGTAACACCAATTGAACCTTGAGAACCAGTATCTCCTGTAAGACCTTGAATACCTTGAGGACCAGTAGCACCAGTTGTTCCAGTAACTCCAATTCCTCCTGTATCGCCTTGAGGACCCTGAATTCCAGTAGCTCCAACAGGTCCTTGTGGACCGACTGCTCCTGTATTACCTACAGTACCCTGTGGACCTGTGGGACCAACAACACCTTGATCACCCTGTGGGCCTTGAATACCGGTAACTCCTATGTTTCCTTGTGGTCCTTGATCTCCGGTTAAACCAGTAACGCCTTGATCGCCCTGTATACCTTGGATTCCTTGAATACCTTGTAGTCCCCTATCACCCGGCTCACCTTGATCGCCTTGTATACCCTGTATACCTTGGTCACCAGTTTCTCCAATAGGACCTGTATTTCCCTGAACACCTTGAAATCCGCGTTCACCTTGTATACCAATTACTCCTTGTATACCCGTCGGTCCTGTTGGTCCTGTTGGGCCTTGTATACCTGCTGGTCCTAGTGATCCTTGTCCAGAGAATATTGACCACTCTGTAGCGGTAACTCCGCTAATTACTCCATCAAACCAGACATAATCACCTTTTGGATAGTCTGTACCGGTATAGTAAAATCTTTGTGCATCTAGTCCAGTAACAGGGAGAGTTGTACCTGTGCCAGCGTAAGACTCGTTAAATGCAGCTAAATCAGAAGCAGCTTGAAGTTGTGTATCGAGTGCTGCCTGTGCAGATATAGCAGCAGCATCCCTAGCAGCTTCAGCTTCTGTTTTAAATTCTTCAGTTGCTGCAGTATCTGGAGAGCTTATTCCCCGCATACCTTTACTGATAACTATGTACTTACTTCTATTGGACGTAACATTAATAGTGGTTGGCATTATACTATTACTCCACGTGTGATTTTAAGTCTACCTTGTAGTGGTGCTTCATCTATACCATCTACATAGCTAATTCTTACACCATAAACCAAGGATCTACGCATATCACCATCAGCTAGTAGGCTTCCTATCTGTACGTCATTTACAGTAAACTGTGCAGTAGCATTACCAGAATTTATATAACCGTTAACCGCTATAAGTGGAGAAATATCTGCTAGTCTGCCTTTAATTTGTAGGACTGCAGTAGCTCCTACCAAGTCAGTAACTGGTTCCTTATTCTCATCAAGAAGTTGGATGTCTAGTAACCAATCCTCATTATTTTTAATCTCAAAGTCCACGCTCATTACACCCACCCATTATCAGAAAACTTATTGTTAGTAAATTCAAACTTATGAATTAATCCATATTTCTGTATTGTTTCGCACTCTTCCTTATATTTCACTAAGTATTCCATACTTTTATTGATCCCATCTAATGTAGGAAGACTTGCATATATTCTACTAGTGATTAAATACAGCAACGGTTGTAACACGCCTGGATGAATATCTAATTCAACAGTTTCAGCATCTAAGTTTATTGGATTTAGTTTAGGTAACGCTGCTTGGTAGTCAACGATGAAGGATCTACCCTCAACACCATAATCATAAGTGAAACCAGTAGTATCAGTTTGAACATTATAATCCCCTTCCACTTCATCATCTACAATGTACTTATCATTAATTCTATTTAGACTGTAGGGGTTACCCAAGTTATCTACTATGGATATAATATTTAGTAAGTCAGCGTCTAACACATATGTAAACTCGCCTGCTACCTGAGATGTTCTTACTCTTTTCTTGTTTAATTGAAATTTCTTTGAAAGATCTAGTAATGCAAAGTTTACATGAGAAACTATCTTCTCGTAGTCTTCTTCTCTAATACCATATCCATCATTAAGTCCACCAAGAGCTACTGTTGATAACTCACCGTGACTTAATTGATCAAATACATATAGTAAATTCATGTGTCCTCCTCAGACTACATAAGAGCTTATTGAATATTTGTTGTTATCGTCGTCTTCGTCCATGCCCCAAATACCACTATCATCGTGGTTAACACTTAAATCAATTATCTCAGAAGGTCTCCAAGCATTCATTGAACCAAGCATTGAAATAGTATCAATAAAGTCATCATGTCTAGACTTAAATTCTTTAGAAGAAGCTAACGTTAGCTCATCCATTGCTTCTTTCATTTGGGGAGTTTCTTTCATCTCTTCTGGAAAGAACATTTTACACGACTTGAACAGAGGAACCATAATGTTAAATCGTTGCATTTTATTAGTGTTAGGTCTTATACCATCTTTGCCACCATTACTATCTGATGCCATGCTGAAAAAACACTGTCGTGAACTCATCTCAGTCCGGATCATTGAAACAAATCCTCCCTGTTGACCTGATACTTCTATACCCACAGATTGTGGTCTATAGATTTGAACCAGTCTAAATAAATCGTTAACGTTCTTATCCATTAACTGCTTAGCAACTATACCATCAACCCAGAACCAGTTACCATTATGATCTATGGCCCATACTGATATAACACTAAAGTCTGCTGAAGTTTTCTCAGATGTTGCGAAGTCAGTGGTGATATAGTAGTTGTATGCTTGCCTATTTTTCATTAGATCAGACCGTCTGTACCACATTATGTCATGATCATTTATGAGTCTATCCTCATCAGACATTACTCTTAGCATAAGCTCTTGGTTAAATGTATTAACCTTTCCGGCTAGTACGGATATGTCGTACATTTCCTTAACATACTCATATGTAAATCTATCTGGCCATGCTCCTTTAAACTCTTCTCGAGTGCAAGGGAAATGCTCACATACTGGATACACGTTTACGTGCCATGCTCCAGATTCAACTGCTTTGTACAACGGATCTCTTGCGTTAAACGGAGTACCTGACCATATAATCTTATGCTTAACTGGATCAAGTGCGTAGCGTATTGCTTTATAGACTGTATCCTCAATACTGTTAATAACTGTAGCGGAACGAGCATCTTCATCTGAAACCAAGTCATCTAGTACAGCCAATACAGGACGTTTACCCATCTCCTTACTACCACGTACACCTGTTTTAGCGCCATAACCTTTCACTACAAAAACGTTTCCATCTATATTAGTAAACTCCCAGCGAGAGTCTGTAAATTTAGTATCTGGCACATATTGCTGCAAAAACTCACTATTCTCCCAACGATATTGTAAGTTCTTGCGCATGTTTTTCACACCGTTTTCCATACTATCGGAAACATACAATGCTAAATCTATTTTACCAAATCCAGGTATTTCACCAAACACTGCAATGTATAAGAATAAGTATTCTCCCATTACAGTAGTCTTAGCTAAACCACGAGAACACATGTTAAGTATGTTTTTCTTCATGCCGGATACTTGGTCCAGCATCTTATAGTGAACCACAGGGGTTAAATGAGATTCTCCTTCATCACCATTTACAAGCTTAATAAAGTTTACGAATTCTGTTGCAAATTCCGACTGAACGTACCCATCTTTGTAGGCATAGTTCACCTCGTTAAGGAATTCCACTACTGTTTTAGGGGATGGCATTGACATACTAGTATTCTCTTATGAAATTATCTTATAGTAGATACAAAAAAGCCCCAGCGCAAGCTGAGGCTAATAGTAACAATAATGTAATTTAATTAATTATATCTGCATCTTCAATATCTTCATGAGTTATTAACTTAGCGTGAGCAGCTTGCTGTGCAGTCATAGCACCTGACTCTACTTGAGCCACTGTAGCTACGGTTAATGCTGCAATAGAGGCTTTTAATGAATCAATAGACTTAGTATTAACTACTACATCCACATCCATCTCTATCTGATGTTTCTCTGGACCTTTAAGGTGGGTTAACACACTATTAGCTGCATCAGACCTGACCTTCTCAGATCTAGCTGTAAGCATTAGCTCAACTTGCACCTCTAAAGCTTTTTGTCTCACATCTTGATTATAAACATGGAAAGGAATACTACTTTGTTCCCATATTAGATTAACTAGCTTATTCTTATTATAGGCAGCAACATAACTAGAAATATCTTTATCTGAAGTACCTACATTAATAAAGTGCTGGATTCTTGAAGGGAATGTCTTTGAATATGCCCCTATATTAGTATCATCAAGTAGCTTATATGACACATACCTGACAGCATCTATATAAGATTCCATCTTGAACCTGCCACTCTTGAGTACAGAAGAGAAGCCTATAAGGTTATCCCTATAGTTCTCCATAAACACTGGATCAGCATTTATATTTGTAAGAGTGGTATTAACAGAATCTACTATAGCCTGATTTAAGCTTTTCTTAGACTGTAACGGCAACACTTTGTGAAACTGCTCAAATGAAATTGCATTACTCATGATTGTACTCCTAATGTATATTGAGTTAGTCTATAGGTTCTATATAGATAATACTACTCGGAGCATGATAATGAACAAAACACCATTAGCAGAAGTAAAACAAACTAAGAAAGTTAAACCAGGTGTGGAAGTACCCAAACCAGTATTTGAAGAAGTGGTGTACACTTCGCATAAGCAAGTAAAACCCTGCCCAATGAATCGACTAGACTACAACCTATTTCGTGGCTGGGAATTACCAGCTGATGAAGACGGAACAGACGAAGGTTATGTTGTTATGTACACCGAT